GGTTGTTCATTCTTTATAGATTCATTAAATACACTATCCCACCATGATGGCTGTTCAAAGTTACCAAATGACGGTTGTTCATTCTTTATAGATTCATTAAATACACTATCCCACCATGATGGCTGTTCAAAGTTACCAAATGACGGTTGTTCATTCTTTATAGATTCATTAAATACACTATCCCACCATGATGGCTGTTTATTTTCTACAAGCTTGTCATCTGTAAATAATCTTTCCCAAACAGTTGGTTCATCCTTGTGAACATTACCTCGACTAATATCAAACCCTGTCAGACCATGTAGTGTAGTCACTGTAGCACTATTAACAATATCGTAAATCTTATTACCTTGTAATACTTCATCTATATACGGGCTGGCCATAATTCCTGCACCGATGACTGCTGTAGGTAGGGCAGCGGCAGCTACACCTGCACCAGTGGCACCCATACCCAACATACTCAAACCTGCACTAGTCACACCACCCGCGGTACCAGCAGCAACAAGAGAACCGCCTACAGCCATTTCTACAGGGTTTTCTTCAACCATCGGTTTAACTGTATTAATTAACCAGTTACCCCCTTTTGTAGTCATGTCCGTTAGTATAGGCATAACAGCATTAGCCATGGTGTTATAAATACCATCCCACCGCAACTGTGTTTCATTTAATGCTTCGTTTAATTTTCTACTATTATCGAGTAATTCCGTTGATAATCCTGCCACATTATCAACATGTCTCAATATTTTACTGTATTCTGCTTCACCTTTTGATAACAACTCAATTGTTGCGGATGATAATCCTAAAGTTTGCTGTACTAATATTCTTTTCTCTTTTGTCAAGTTGGGCATCTGCTTAGACAATTCAGCCATGAATTCAACACCAGACTCGACCCTCATTAAAGGTTTAATATCTATGCCTGCTGTACTTAATTCACCACCAAATATGGCACCTGCTTCACCTCTTGAACGCAGCTTTGCAAGAGCTGTCTCGGCGTTTTTAATCTCACCAACTGCATCACCCGCATCACCACCAACACCACGAAGTGCTAATCCGAAGTTATTAACATCACGGGTACTAGTATAAAGCGTGTTGGTACTAAGCGACATTGTATTAATTTTATCAGCGGTATTGATGGCGGATTTACCCATTCCTATCATCGCTGCTGCAATAGTCGTACCTGTCGTTGTTATGTTAGTCTTGACATTTTCAAGACCTGTGTTTATATCCCGTTCACCCTTTTTAAAGTCGTCGGTTTGCCAACCTATACCAATTAAAAATTTTGTCAGTACCGACGCCATTATTTTTTAACCTCGCGGGTTGCGATCATCTCATCAATCGCTTGATTAAATAACTCAACATCCGCTAGAGAATATGTACAGTCGTTTAAATCCGCCCAACTGCACAAGGGCGGACATAAACCAACAACACCGACACACGGACGCATTAAATACCAATTTACGACTGTTTGTCTGGTGTTGGTTGCATCGGCGTTTTTTCGCTTTCTAGGACGCCGTGCAACCAATCGAAAAAATCAGCCAAATTCCACAATAATAACTGTGATAATAGCTTATTATAATTAACCATATCACCCATGAAATTGTGAATTGTTACTAATTCTTTACCGCCATTTACAGCAATTTTGTACATCAGCTTGTTAGCCACTTGAGTTTTAATATCTTGAGGCATTGACATAAACATAGGCATCAAGACACTATCACCCAATTCTACATTATTAATTGTGGCGTTTAATCCACGTTGCATAATTGTAGATGTAAGTAAACTCAACAGCTCATCCTGTTGTACTGCTGATAACATAACGGCGTTATATGTTGTCCCACCGATATCAAACGATTTGACATTAGACATACATTAACCCCTCAACCCTGTCCATGCGTTAAATTCTATGATGAATTGATCATCTGTAATTGTCATACCCGTACGACCACGTTCGCCGTCATTTGTCATCACACCCTCAGTACCTACAGCAGTCTCGAGTGTACCGATTTGGGTAAATGTCAATGTGATATTGGCTTTGGAATTAAATAGCCCTTGCAGATATGCGCTATCTGCACTACCCGGATTGATATATAAGTTTACAGTTCGACCCGGGTTAATCCTGTCCAAACGTATTGCATTACCTCCCAGACCGCGACGCAATGCGCTGGATGGATCGATAGGCGCATCGGTATACGGTGGATCAGTTTCGCCCCAATCTGTAATTTGACGACCATTAACTGTAACAACTGATAAATCAGTACTTAAATTATGTAATGCCATGATTAGCAGTCCTCAATTAATAAACGTCAACATCAACTTGTGCAATGTGGATAGCACCTGCACGGAATAAACGAATCCGTAATGGTGCCGATTTACGCGCATTCCGATCTGAATCGGACAAGTCTAAAATATCTTCAGGTTTGGTTAAAATTTCATAACCCACTGTGAATTTAGTTTGACCGTCGTCTGGGTCAATATAATTACGCGCACCCAAATAACCATTACGAATGTACTGTTCACCCACAGCACGGGCTGCACCAATTAAAGCTGCTTGCCCTTGTGGAGTTTGTGCAAGTTTGGTTGGTTGATTAGCAATAACATTATATAAAGCCACAGTGAGGGAGTTAATCATTGCATCAAGGTTTACAACGTCGTCAATGAACTCGCCGTACGTTGAATGAGTGCGGGTATTCAACCAACGACCCATATCTAACGAACCTTGCAAATCAACTACACTATAAAATACAGCTTTTTTGGCGTCCAACATCATTGCAGAGTATGCTGTATCAGTTAAACTCTCAGCAGCAACTCCGGGAGATTTTTTAAATTCCCCTGTAATTGTCGAACGGGTGGCGGAGTAATTAACGGATGCAAAATGTTTAGCTAGAGCATTACCACTATACGCATCTGTAGCATGACATGCTGTATATACGTGACGATAACCGAGAGTAGTCAATTGTGTTGCAATATCGTTGTTAACCGCGGGGTCACGAATCTTAGTAGCAGCATCACCGGTTTGGTCATTAATAAACATTATATTGCTATCTTCACACCATTTAGCAATGGCTAATACATCTGCAGGAATGGCATAGCTGGTACTTGTGACCATTGTCCAATACCACCAAGTTTTATCAAATGCTTTAGCTAAACTAATAGGCCATGTTGTATCGGTCTTAGCACGACACCAGACACGTAAAGAACGTGTAGCAGGTGTACCACCTAGCCATTTAGCACCGGCTTTATATGTCTCGGTTGTATCATCAAAATCAACAGATAATGATTTTAATGTAAAATATTCGCGATATGTATTCGGTAAAAATAGTTCAGGTGCTTCATCTTGCGGTGCGAACAACATAGCGCTGGCAAAATTTGCAGTACCCAAACCTACGGGACTAATACGTACATTGATTGGGATTATATTTCCGGCTGGAAAACTCATAATTTTAATTCCTGTATGATTGCAATCAGTAACAGTATATCACTGTATATCTATTACTTGCAAAATTGTACCTTTTTCATTCTCTGCAATTATTTGAGCTGAAAGAATGTTGTTAATTTCAACATAGTTTGAAACTTCATACATGAGCTTTATATTGACTTGTGCGCGTTGTTCCCAATTGCTTGACTGTAAGGCAGTTAAGTTATTAACCGCATCTGTCGATAACCATCCTAATTTATGTTTAAAAAGTATCATGCTTACATCGGGACGTTTATTACATTCTTTTAATTTTTCAGCCGCGACCATTGCATCACCACGATAAAAATTAATACTACACGTTGCTATAATTTGCGCCCGTACATCCGTACTTACTTTATTATCGGGAATATTTTTTACAAAGATGTGAGCTTGTCCTCGCTGCGTAACGGATTGGCGGGGACGTACAGTAGCGTAAACACCTTTAGGTGCTGGATGATTCTGGTCTGCTAGAATTACAGTAGGAACCCCTGTTACAGTACGTATAACAGGTTCTAAAATCGCAAATAACTGTTCATTGTTCATCGTATAAACTCACAATTAATTTACAGTAATTTCGCCACGGTCGGTTATCGCATTTAACCGTTTTCCAGCGTTGATTTAAAAATTCCCAATCACCATTTTGGTCAATGACCGACAAATCCCCGCTATTAATATACACTCGACGAACATCAATAACACGCTCGCCGGCCTGAATTAAAAAGTCAATTTCGCGGTCAGATACAGGTTGTAAGTTTGCAATAAAAGTTTGAGTTATAGAGTCTGAAGAGTACCAAATACCATTAACGTAACCACCGTTGCCTGTAGTTGTATGCACGACCGTAACACTTTTAAAAACTGAGTCAACGTGACCGCGCATATCTAGACTCATGATAAACCCTCTTCAATATCTTCATTTGTGACTTTGTACGTCACGGAGGCACGCAAAGCTCCGGTATCAATTAGAGGATTATCCGATCCTTTAGCTTTGATAGTGCTTGCGGCATTTGCAGGACTGCTTAACTCTGTCATAAATTCTTGTACTTTCCCTGTTGCCACAATTCCTACTGTATCGAGTACAGAGTCAAGTGATTCGCCGTTTTTAATACCATTCGAAATTATTTGTAAATATTCTTCTGTACCTGACGCAACACCCGGCTCTAACCATGGGCGGGCGGGTATGTGACCATCATCAGTACCAAAATTTAAAACAGCCCCTAGTGTTGCCATATTAATATTGCTGTCCGGTACATCGCCGGCACCTTCGTGTATACCCACAGTTACGGATTTATAACCGCGAAACTTTTTCAATTCGCGTTCTAATTCTTTTTTGGCAAGTTGAAAATCTTTTAAATTTAGCATCACGCGATAATGGCACAGTTCTGACAGAAACGCCAGCATACATTACATACCCCGTACACCCCGTACAGAATTTTTTTTCGGGGTATAAAAAACTCTTTATATTCCTTATATTTATATTCTATACCCCAATACCCTTAATAAATATTAGAATAGAATATAAATATATAAGGATATAGGGATATACAGCCAGCGGCCGTGAATAGGCGAGAAGTACAGGGGTACGGGGCAATTTCCGGAATTCCTTATTATAATCATGTGGTTATCTATACCCCGATACATACCCCAATACTTTCGTGTTTTTGGGTAAAAT